GTCGTGCCGCCGTCCTCGTCCGTGGTCTCGGCGGTGAACAGCATGAACGGCTTGCCGCCCGCCAGGACCAGGTTCCGCAGATCCCCGTAGTGCGGGAACGCCTCCAGGTCCAGCGGCTCGACGTCCGCCTCCTCGTCCAGCGCCAAGGGCACCGTGTCGTCGTTCACTCGAACTCCTCTCGCGCCAGCCAGCGGGCCATCCGCTCGGCGATCCGTGCGTAGCGGCGCCGCGCCGAGTCCGGCAGGGTGCCGGTGTACGCGGCCACCCGGGCCCAGTCCGACGCGTGGTCGGTGACCAGGGTCAGGAAGTGCAGGTCGTCCTCGGCCAGCGCGTGCAGCGCCCGCCGCACGTCGACCAGGGCGGCGAGGACGTCCCCACCCTCGGCCTTGTTGCCCTTCGCCGACGGTCCGCCGTCCCCAGGCAGCGGCTCGGGCACGCCCTCCGGGTCCATCGCCAGCGGCAGCAGCTCGACGATGACGCTCGGCGTGTACCGGTACTGGTCGGCCGGGTTGTAGCCCAGCCGCCCCGCCTTCTCCTTCTCCGCGTACCGGGCCAGCTCCCGGTACATCGAGCGGCGGACCACCGTGTACGGGGCGCCCTGGGCCAGGTAGGCGGGCAGGTGCCGCTGCGCGGCGGGCGAGTACCACCAGATGGCCGCCTCCTGCCGCAGGTCCTCCAGCTCCACGTGGTCGCCGAACTTGCGGAACACCGCCCGCGCCGTCGGATCGACGATGTCGTTGAGCGCGGCCTCGTCGATCTCGACGCGCTCGGCCAGGTCGGCCATCACGACGTGATCGTGAGGGTGAACTCGATCGGCGTCTCCAGGGTGGAGTCGACACCGACCACGCGGCCGGTGACCCGGGTCGCCCTCTTGCCCTCGCCGAGGACGACGTCGTCGAACACGACGTGCCCGTCGAGGACCGGGAAGCGGCGGCCGTTGGCCACGCGCACGATCTCGTTGAGGATGGTGTAGCTGACGGGGATCATGGGGTTCCTCTCTCAGCTCCCGTAGGAGCGACCGTTGAAGTAGAACCGGCCACGCGGGTGCACGTAGACCAGGCCGGGAGTGATGCGGCCACCGTCGATGTGGAGGTAGCCGAACGCCTGCTGCCAGTTGCCGATGCCGTACTTGAGGTAGTGCGCCTGCTTGATGTCGAGCAGGTGGCCGCACTCCATCCAGAACCGGGTCCGGTCCTGGGTGTCGAAGCCCAGGCCCGCGCGGTGCGTGTGGCCCTGGACGATGCTGGTGCCGTGCCGCAGCCGCTCCTTGTACGCGGACTGCCCGGCCGAGCTGAGCGTGGAGGACAGCTTGTCGCCGTGGATGGCGCGCACGCCGGAGGCGATGGCGTAGGGCTGGCGCTCCAGCTCGACGCCGAGGCTGTCGAAGTCCAGCAGCTCGTCGATGCCGGGCACGATGGAGCCGATGGCCGGGGCGTGCTGCCGCACGTAGTTGGCGATCCGATCCTCGTGGTTGCCGAGGATGTAGCTGATCTTCCGGTCCCAGCCGAGCGCGCCGCGCAGGGCGGCCAGGTTCTTCTTCCCGGCCTCGGCCTCGTCGAGCAGGTCCTCGGCGAACTCGTCGGCGGTGCCCTTGGACCAGCGGGCCGGGGCCTTGCAGTCCAGGTAGTCGCCGAGGATGCACACCTCGTCGGGCTTGACGTCGTCGATGGCCGACCACACCGAGTCGATGGCGCGCTGGTCCTGGTGGTGGTGGTGGCAGTCCGGGATGAGGATCTTGAGCGTCATTCGGCCACCGCCGCCACGACCCGGTCGAACTTCCCGGCCAGCTCGGCGTCGGGCACGACGGCGAACCGGCCGAACACGTCGCGCACGATCCAGTCGCCGATGACGGCGGAGACGACGTGGCCATCCTCGGCGTCGAACCAGCGGATGTGGTTGACGCCGTACGTCCAGCCGTGCATCCAGTGGACCATCGCCGCCCGGTTGGCCTCGGTCAGCTGCCGGGCCTCGACCACGACCGGCCGGGTGCGCAGCAGCAGCGGCGGCGCCAGCTCCTCGGTGCTCATTCCTTCTCCAGCCACTTGAGCAGTTCGGTGAACGGGGAGCCGGACCAGTCCTCGGCGAACAGGATCTCCTGGCCGCCGCACTGGATGGTGAAGCTGTAGTAGTTCTCCTGCGTGTACTCGGAGTAGCCGCCGGACTCGACGCGCTCCAAGATCATCACGTCGGCGTCGGTGCCGAGCTTCGCCTGCACGTCCCGGGCCAGGGCGCCGGTGACCCGGTGCCGCACGTAGCTGTCCGGGTAGGGCCACTCGTCGGCGGGCGGGTCGTCCCGCTCGTCCTCCCAGGACTCCACCTCGACGATCTGGTGGGGTCCGATCAACGCGTCAGCCACGGTCGGTCGCCTCGTCGTGCAGCTCCATAAGCAGGCCGTACAGATCGGCCATCACGTCGCCGAGGCGCATCTCGAACGAGTCCATCGTCAAGGTGCTGGCCTGGCTGTCGGCGGTGCCAGGCTCAGGCCTGGCACCCCAGACCTCGGGCAAGATCGGGAACCCCACAGAGCGCGGCGAAGCGGGCCGGATCGGCCACGAGGACGGAGGCGGCATCTTCTCCGTCGGGGAGTCGGACAACACGTACCTCCAGGTCAGCCGACACGGCGTCGGCCAGGTCGTTACCGGCGGCGTCGCCGTCGGCGGGCAGGATCAGGTCATGGCCCACAAAGCAGCGGGCCCAGTACGGGTGCTTGCGCCACGTCTCCGCGCCGGGGACACCGACCGCCGGGAACCCGGCGATGGTCTCCACCGCCCACGTGTCCGGCTCGCCCTCGACGATGAACAGCGGGCCCTTCGCGTGGAGCGTGGCCTGGGCGTTGTAGAGCGTGACCTCGGTGCCCCGGTCGCCCAGGAACTTGGGACACCGGCCAGGGTCTTGGCCCTTGGCGTGGTGGTCGATCAGGCAGCGGTACCGGATCTGCACGACGCCCGTCGGTGTGGCGTACGGGATCGCCATGCGGTGCCAGTACGACGTCGGGACGTCGTCGGCCGGTTCGACGTAGCCGAGCCGGAACCTAGCCGCTGCGGCGGCCAGACCTCGGCCGGTCAAATAGGGAGAGAGCTTCGGTGCTGCCGCCTCGTACCGGCGCGTCAGCTCCTCCAGAGAGTGCTTCTGCGCGGGCGACGGCGGCATCGAACGTGAGTCCTTCCTGGGTCCTGAGGAGGTCCAGTGCGTCGCCGCCCACACCGCAGGCGAAGCAGGTGAACCGCTGCTTGTCGAAGTCGATGGAGGCCGACGGCCTCGTGTCGCCGTGGAACGGGCAGAGCACCTTCTGCCTGCCGCTCCGGTAGTCGCCGCACTCGCCGCCGAGCGCCCGGAAGATCGGGGCGATCGGGAACTTGTACGACCGGACCTTGCGCTCGCTCACCACACCACCGGCCGTTCGGTGTCGGGCCGGTCCCGCCAGCTGCCGTCCGGGTTGCGGCCGGGGCCGATCTGGTACTCGACGACCCCCGCACCCCAGCAGCGGTTGCACACGTCGTCGAGGCCGCCGGTGCCGGTGCTGCAGGACGGGCACGGCACGTCGGTCAGGACGTGAAGTGATCGTTCGCCAGCGCCAGGAACTGGCCCCACGTCGTCGTCAGCCACTGGTCCTCCCCCTTCCCCTTGCCGACCCGCTTGTGCGGGATCACCCAGAACGGCACGCCCTTGTTGCGCGCCTCGCGCTCCGCCTCGGCCGCCCATCCGGCCAGGTCGAGGCGGGTGTGATGCTTGGCCTCGACGACGAACCGGCGCTCTCCGGGGAGCCACAGGTCACCGATGTCCTTGGTGCCGGACAGCGGCGCCCTGATGGCGTCCGGGTAGTAGGCGCGGGCCGGGCCCAAGATCAGCGTCTCGAACGCCGTGCCCTTGCCCTTGTTCGTCACCGCAGCCAGACCAGCTCGAACGCGGCGTCGACCAGATCGACGTCGAGGTACACCGGGATGCCGAGCACTTCGGTGACGTTCGCGCCCGTGAAGTACCGGCCGTCGTTCAGGTCGGTGACCAGGCGGTACCGGAAGTCCGGGCTGACGCCGAGGTACTGGAAGTCCGGCTTCGGGTGCTCGGTCCTGACCGAGACCGTGGCCCGGCGCACCGCCTCCAGCGCCCGCATGGTCGGCGGCGGGTACGCCTTGACCCGCATCAGCTGCCTCACGCCGTCTCCAGGCCGCCCTCGATGTCCTCGATGACGCTGTCGATCCAGTCGAGCAGCGCGTCCTCGGGGGAGTCGGGCCCCTCGAACACGGCCTCCTCATCCGGGCCGTCGAGGATGTTCGCCAGCTGCGCGTCGGACAGCCTCACCCAGTGGTAGGAGACGTGGTCGCTCACGAGAACAGCTCCCGGATCTTCTCGGCCTTGGTCTCGGCGTTGACCGCCGCCCGGGTGGCGTCGGCCGCCAGGGCGCCGAGCACGGTCGACTGCTGGTACGCCTCGTCCGCCGTCGACCGGTGGCGCTCGGCCACCTGGAGCAGCAGGTCCGCCGCCTTGGAGAAGGCCTTGGTGGCGCGGTCAGCCTTCTTCTGCGCCCGACCGTGACGGCCGAACAGGTCACTCGTAGTCACTGGTTCTTCCTCCGTGCGAAGTCGTAGTTCCTGTGGCAGGGCACGCACATCCGCGCGTAGTCCTGCACGTCCTCGTAGTGGCCGGTCAGGTTCGCCCACTCGTAGCGCCGGTCCTCGGTGGTCCCGCACTTCCAGCACTCCTGGGGCTTCCCGTACACCTGCTCGACGCGCCAGTGGTGGGCGTCGTAGCCGACGACGGGCTCTCGTCGTCCCGGCTGCTCACCGGTCCGACGACGCGGCACATCGAGCTGCCGCAACACAGAGAGCACCCAGCTGTTCGAGCGCCCCAACTCCTCACCCAGCCGGTAGCTGGACAGCCCGGCGAGGTAGCCCTCGCGCACGCGGTCCGCCTGCTCCGGCGTGGCCTTCGCCCTCGTCGCCATCACTCGTAGTCCGAGAAGCGCATGCGCTCCTTGTCGAAGCGAAGCCGGACCTGCATCCGGCCCGAGGGGTCCGCCCGGCCCTGGCGGTTCTTGATGACGCACGCGAACACGTCGGCGTCCTTCGCGTGGAGCGAGAGGATCTGGGCCGGGAGCTTGCTGAGCTTCTGCTCCACCCCCGAGAGCGGGATGGTGCGGTCGCCGTCGTCGTACTGACCGGTGGCGTGGTGCAGGACGAGGACGTGCGCGCCGGTCATCTGGGACAGGGCGTGCAGTTCCTCGATCGCGCGGGTCTGGCCGTCCCGCTCGTTGTCGCCCTGCGCCACGTTGCGCAGGTTGTCCACGACGATCAGCTCCGGGTACGAGCCGTGCACGACGCCGTAGGCCAGGACGTCGTCCTTGATGTCGCGGGTGCTGTAGGTGTCGAAGGAGAACTGGACGTGCTCCGAGAGGTGCATGGCCACGTCCAGCCCCGCCTGCTCGACGTACTCAGCCTGGCCAAGGCACTGAGTCACGTACGTCTGCGGGTGGCCGGAGAGGTTGGCCAGCACCCGCACGGTCATCGTCCAGGCGTCCGTGTCCGGCGAGACGTACAGCGTCGGCAGGCCGCTCGCCAGGGCGAGGTGCATGGCGAAGCTGGACTTCCCGAGGCCGGGGGCGGCGACGACCATGCCGAGCTGGCCGGAGGCCAGGCCGAAGCCGAGGCGGTTGAGCCCGGTGAACGGCATCTCGATGGCGTGACGTTCGCCCGCCCCACGGCGGATCACCCGGTCGATGGTGAGCATCTAGCTACCGACCCCCTGCAGCTGGAGCACCCGGCCGTCGAGCTGGCGCAGCGACTCCCGGGCCAGCTCGGCGAGGTGGACGAGGCGGGCGGTGATGTGCAGCCGCGTCTCGGTGGGCAGCTCGGCGATCATGTTGATCTCGGCGTCGTCGAACTCCACCTCCGACCAGTTCTCGATGGCGTCCTCGGCGACGGTGAACGTGGCCGAGAGCGACAGCAGGGTGGCGAGGTCGACCAGGCCGAGGTCCTTGACGGTGGCGCTCAGCGGACCCACTCCTTCTCGCACTTGGTGGGGTCGCCCTGCCGGGCGACGCAGCCCCAGAAGGCCCAGTCCCGGCCGTTGGTGGTGCCGTGGCGGTACTCCTTGGGACCGTGCTGGCACGACGGCCTGGCGGCGGCCGGGGGCTGAGACTGCGGCTGCTGCATGGGCGGCACCGGCGGCTGGCCCCAGCCGGGCGGGTCGGACGGCTCGTGGTACGCCGGGGCGGGCCGGGTCACCTGCGTGGCCTGCGGCACGGTGGCCGGGGCGGCCACCCCGAACGCCTCATAGCTGGCGCCGAGGCCGACCAGGCCGACGGCGGCGGCGAACTGCTCCTCGAACACGCCGAGCAGCGCCGGGTCGGTGCCGTCGGGGACCTCCACGGAGACGAGCAGGATCGCGTCGCCCCGCTTGTCGCTGATCTGGAACTTCGTGGTCACGAGACCTCCGGGTTGTAGTAGCGGCACGCGGTCCGCTTGAACGGGCAGAACTTGCAGGGCTCGCCGGGGGTCGGGTCGAACTCTCCGGCGTTGATCCGGGCGTCGATCTCGGTGAAGTCGGCCTCGATGGCCGCCGGGTCGTACCGGGTCAGGTCAGCGGGGATGAGCCGGACGTCGCGGGCCATGTAGTACAGGCCCCACTGGGCGTCGAGGCCGGTGGCCCGCAACAGGGCGGCGCGGTAGACGCCCAGCTGATAGGACTGCCGGGGCGGCTTGCCGGTCTTGTAGTCGACGATGCACAGCTGGCCGTGCTCGTCGACCGCCAGCCAGTCGGGGACCGCAACGACGGGAACATCCGCACCGAACTCCACGCGAAGCTCGGCCTCCAGGAACTTGCGGTCGCCCTCGCTGAACACGGTGAGATCCCGGCCGGGGCCCTCCGACTTCCAGTCGATGAACTCGGCCACCATCCGGCGGCCCGCCCGGTACCACCACGACGCGTCCTCCTTGCCACGGTTGGCGGCCCGCCAGGTGGTGACGTCCTCGGAGTGCTCGGGCCCCAGCTTCTTCTTCGCCTCGTCGAGGGCCAGCTCCCAGGCGGTCTCCCAGGCGTTGGTGATCCTGGTGCCCTCCGGGTGCTCGCCCAGGTCGCCGCCGAGGTACCACTCGGCGACCTGGTGGAAGGCGACGCCGCCGACGGACCACACGCTGGGCTCCTCGCGGAGGCGCAGCACGTACTTGATCCGGTACAGCTCGGGGCACCGCTTGTACGTGTCGATCTGGGTGTAGCTGCGGGTCTTGCGCACGGTCTCGGTCATGCGGGCCACGTCCGGTACAGCTCCTCGTAGAGCAGGTGCTCCCACCGGGCGAGGTAGTGGTCGAACCGGTCGATCTGCCGCCGGGCTTCCGGCACGACGTCACGCCGCAGCCAGCGCAGCACGGGCAGCCCCAGCTCACTCAGCATCGGTGGCCACCCCGTCGTAGTCCGGGCCGAAGTGCGTGACCCGGTAGCCGTCCTCGGTGTTCTGGTCGGTGTGGAACGCGATCCAGTCCTCGGGCATCACCTTCCGCAGGTAGTCGAAGCCCCGGTGCTCGTCGCAGTTGATGCACTGGACGAGCAGGTAGTAGTCGGCGCCGATCCGGTAGAGCCCGGCGCCGTCGGTCGAGTACACGTGCGCCGGGGGGCGCAGGTCACCGGCCTCGTTCGGCAGGGAGAGGGCGGCGAGGTACTCGTCGATCTCCAGCGGGGTCTCACTCACAGCGATGACTCCATCACACGCTGCTGACAAAACGGAAGACACCGTGTGACTGGAGTTACACGTACGGTGAGTTTCATCAACTGTTGCTAGAGACGACGAAACCCCGCCGCCCACCTGGGGCGACGGGGTTTCGTCGATCTTGTGAAGTTCTGCCTACTCGTCCACGTGCGGGACCTCGCAGCACGGGGTCGGGTGGCGGACGCCGGACAGGTGGTGCCCGGAGCACCCGCACGGCGTCGGGCCGTCAGGCCGCACCGTTGAGGCGGGCCGGATCGGGATGCGCCCCTCGCGGGTCGCCTCCAGCCACCGCTCGGTGTCCTCCTTCGCGGGCCGGGCCATCGGGTCCGGCCGGTCCGGCCACTTCGCCCGCGCGTAGTGGTCCACGCACGTCATCCGGGGCAGCCCGGTCTTGACGGCGATCTGCGGCCAGGACAGGCCGTCCTCGTCGCGCAGCCGGACGATCTCGTCGTCGTCGATGTCGTCCCGCCTGCTGCCGGGTGGCCGCCGCTCGACCCCCATGCGGTCGAGCGTGCGGCGGATCGACATGTCGGTGGTGTCGAAGTGGCGGGCCAGCCTGTGGGTGGACCAGCCCATGCGGTACCGCTGGGCGGCCTCCTGCTCGTCGGCCTCGTCGAGCGCGCGGTCGGTCATTGGATCGACTCCCACGGGCCGACGTGCAGCCCGGCCGGGCCGGGGCCGTCCCGGTACACCCAGCGGACCCAGCGGACCGCCATGCCAGCGTGGCGGACGGCGTCGGCCGACCCCATCACATGGGTCGGCCGGTCACCGCCGTTGTTCGCGCCGCCGTACTCCAGCCAGATCCTCACGTGTCCCTCCGCAGCAGGTCCTCCAGCGGCGGGTCGGGCACGTACAGGATCTCGGCGCCGGGCCCGTCCCGGGCGATCCGCACCTTGTCCACCTTGCCCTCGTCGTAGAGCAGCCGCAGCGGGTCGAGGGTGCCCGGCGACTGCACGAGCCACGGCCAGCCCAGCCGGTCGGCGATCTCGTGCCGGGTCATCGAGCCCTCGTCCCGGAGCAGCTGGAGCACGTCGTCCTTGCGCCGGGCGACGACCGAGGTCCGCTCGTCCAGCTTGTCCTTCATGCGCTGCCGGGGTGTGCCCCGCACGACGGCGGCCCGGCGCTTCACCCGCATGGCTACGACGCCCTCCTCGCCTGCTCCAGCCACCGCTCGGTGTCGGTGCCAGCCAGCTCGATGGCCGCCTGGACGAGGCCGTTCTGGCTGGCGGACCGGTGCCCCTCGCGGCGCAGCCGGGACCGCAGGTCGTCCAGCTGGGCCATCAGGTCCGGCGGCAGGTACACGGTGGTCTTGATCGGCCGCTGCGGCGGCGGGTCGGTGTCACTGAACCGCACGCTCGGGGTCCTGGCCATCATGGTCACGACGCCCTCCTGTTCTGGTGAACCCAGGTGATCGCCTGGTCGACCAGGGCATCGGCGCCCTGGATCAGCAGGTCGAGGTCGTGCGTGTTGGCCGGGACGTGCCGGGCCTCCTCGCGCGCCTCGGTGATGAGGCCCTTGGCGCAGGCCAGGTCGTGCAGCACCGAATCCAGGTCCCCGTCCATGTCGTCGGCCACGAGCGGGCCGGGCGGCGAGGGGATGAGGCGGAGGTGCAGGCGTGTCCTCATGTGCGTGTTCTTTCTGTGTTCAGTTGTGGAACTGGACCGTCAGGATAGCACGACGGCACCAGAAATGGGTCAAGCCCGGCCGCCCCGGAGGAGGACCGGGGCGGCCGGGCGGTCTGCGATGTGGGGTCAGGTCACCAGAAGTCGGAGTCCCGCCGGGGCTTCTGCTGGGTCACCACGCCCTCGGTGCGGCCGTTCCACTCGGCCAGCGTGAGCTTGGCGATCATCGCCACCCCGCCGACGACGAAGCAGGCCACCCCGGTGAGGGCGAGCTTGAGCGTGAACGGCAGCCAGATCGACGCCATGAACAGCGCCGCCGCCGTGCCCCACCCGGTGGCCCAGATGGCGGTCCACCACGGCTCCAGGAAGTACCGCTTCTGCAGCCGGGTCATCGAGGCCAGCGGCGGGCGGGTGCGGTTGTCGATGAGCGCCTGGTTGCGCTCCTCGATCTCCCGCTTCATGTCCGCCCGCATCTGCTCGATCTCGGAGCGGAGCTGGTCGGCGCTGACCAGGTCGCGGCTCGGCTCGGCCGACTCGACGTCGCCGAAGTACCTACCCACGGGTGCCCACCAGCGCCTTGACCTCGTCGAGCGTGGTGACCGGGGTCCACCGGTTCTCCCACGCCCGCTCGCCCATCTCCTGCTCGGCGGCCTCGTGCAGGGCCAGCGCCAGGTCGAGGCAGGCGTCCATCCAGCGGTCCTCCCAGGACCGCATCTCGACCAGGCGCGCGTGGTACTCGTCGTCCAAGGTTCCAGAGGCCAGGTCCTCCGCCGCCTCGTGGAAGTCCCACGTGCCGGAGGGGTCCGGGGCGTCGGCGTACCGGTTGCGCAGCAGGTGCCAGGCGAGCGCGCTGATGTCCCGCACCATGACCGACTTGTCGCCGTCGGCCCGGTCGTAGCGGTGGGCGATGGCGTTGACGTGGTACCGCTCGGCGACCAGGTCCACGTACCGCTGCCGCACCGCGTCCTCGAACTCGGTGGCCACCTCGACGTCGATCCAGGGGTCGCCGCCGGTCGGCGCGACCAGGCCGATGGCCCGGCCGAGCAGGCTGGCCATGCGGTTGCGGGTGGCGTCGGAGGCGTGGTCGTTGACGCCGATCAGCTGCCCGGCGATCCAGCCGTCGGTGCAGTTCGGGCCGTCGGTGAACGGCAGCCCCGCCAGCAGCGCGGTGTACTCCATGAAGCACGCCCCGTACTGCGGGCCCTCCTCGTGCGCCCCGTGGCCCAGCACCGGCAGCCCGTCGGGGATGGTGACGCTCTCGGTCATGGTGGACCCCTTCTCCTCGTGTGTAGATGACCCCGTCTGATCGACGGTGGCAGCCCGCCGGGCCCGTTCCTCCCGGGTCCGGCGGGCGCCAGCTCTCGATCAGGCCAGCTCGGAGACCTTCTCGATCAGCGTGTGGAGCGCGGCCAGGATCTGCTCCTGGACGTCACCGCCCGCCTGCGGCGCCGGGCTGGCCGCCGGGGCGGTCGGCCGGGGCAGCGGCGGGATCGACATCATCAGGCCGGACTGCGCGGCCTGGCGCAGCTCGGGCACGGTGCCGATGACCCGGGCGACCTCGCCGTTGTCCCGGTCGGAGATGACCAGGGCGTGGCGGGACGCGTCGTGCGGGGCGAGGTGCAGGCGGACGTTCTCGACGTTGACGCTGGACATGGGATGGTTCCCCTCATTCCTCGGGTGGACACGGCACCGGGCGGCGCCGTGTTCGCGCCCCGGCCCGGTAGCGAGCCGGGCCGGGGCTGGTGGATCAGCTGTCGTAGCGGATGTCCGCCGGGCGCTCGGCGTCGGCGGGCTGCGCCCCGGTCAGCCGGTTGTCCCAGACGTGGGCGATCCGGGCGCTGTCACCGGCGGCGTGGTTGCCGACGTGCCCCCGCTCCCGGGTGCAGTACCAGCCGTCGTGGGGCCGCTCGCACATGGCGATGGTCCGCCGGGCCCCGGCCAGCGACTGGACCGTCAGGTCCTGGTCGCCGACCTGGAAGTCGAACCGGGGCCAGGTCAGCGGCTCCCAGGAGGCGACGGTGCCGGTCCGGGAGACCGTGGTGCGGTACGCCTCCTGGACGCGCTCGGTGTCGAGGTACTCCGCGATCTCGTCGTTGGACTCGGCCTCGGGGATCGGGACGGAGATGAACCGCTCCGTGTAGGTGCGGACCTTCACGAAGGCGGTGAACGCCCCCTTGCTGGGCAGGCCCAGGTCGGACAGGACCTCGTTGAGGCCCGGGTCGCACCAGTTCCGCTCCTTGGCCACCCGGATGGCGGTGGCCCGCAGGTGGCGCTTGAACGCGGCCAGCTCGGCGGCGGCGTCCTGGGTGCCCTCGGCGACCGGCGGGGCGACGGTCTCCGGTGCGGCCTCGGTGCCGGTGTCGGTGATGGTCATCTCGTGTGTGCCTGCTTCCTGTGTCGCGGTGCGGTGGATGGGGGCGGGGTCAGGACTCGTCGGCCGGGACGCCGACGATCGTGGTGGCCATCTCGCCGAACTCGGTGCCCTCGGCGATGGTCAGGTAGTAGTTGCCGCCGACCCGGTAGCCGCTCTTGGCCCGCTCGACGAACTCCTCCGGCGTGGAGACGCCGTGGTCCCGGCAGGCCCGGAGGAACGCCTCCTCCGGGGTGTCGACCTCGTAGGTGCCGAAGTCGAACGTGGTGTGGATGGTCACCGGGACCGACACCTTGTACTCGTGCACCGGCTCGATGCCGAGGGCGATGAGCGTCTTGTTCATGTGGGCGGTGTCCCAGCCCATGTCGCGCTTGACCCGGAGGGCCCGCTCGCGCACCTGCGCCTTGTACTGGTCCAGGTTGGCGCTGGTGGCGGCGGCCTGCTCGGTGCTGGTCATCGTGATCGTGTGCCTTTCGATCGGGGGGCGGCCCGGCGGTTTGCCGAACCGGAAACAATCTTGCCGTCAAACCGTTCTGCCGTCAAATCGACGGCTTCCCCCACGGCCGCCCGATCGGACGGCCGCAGGGGCGTGCACGTCAGACGTAGTACGCGAGCAGCTTCTCGCGGGGGTCGGTCTCGCCGGACCAGTTCCGCCACCAGCCCTCGGGCTCCTCGCCGGTCTCCGCGAGCAGGATCTCCGGCAGCGGCTCGCCCGCCTTCTCGAACAGCACGGAGATGACCCGCCGCGCGTCCTCGATGTTGTTGTCGCCGGTGAACAGCGCCCAGGCCTCGTCGTAGTTGAGGCCCAGGATCTCCCGCGCCACGTCCTCGGTGGACCGCTTCGCGTCCTCGGTGTCCATGTCCTCCTCGCCGAGGAGGAACTTCTCCACGTTGATGACGTACTCGGTGTCGTCGCCGTCCTCGGCGCCGTTCCAGCCCAGGTGGTAGTCGCCGTCGTAGTACACGGGCACGTATCCGGCGTCGAGCACGGTCTTGCCCGCGAAGCAGCAGGCGGTGCCGCAGCCGCCCATCACGGTGAGCGGGCTCTCCGCGCGGCGGGTGAGCCAGGCGGACTGGTTCCACTCGGACGGCAGCCCGGCCTCCTTGCGCCGGTGCTGCTTGAGCGCCCATACGTACAGGTCGACCAGCTTGGCCGTGTTGATGCGGGTCTCGGTCCTGGTCGGAGCGGACATGGATGTGCCTCCTACTCGGTGCGGAAGTGGACTGAGCAGTCCCGGCAACGCCCGCCGCAGGCGACGGGCGCTCCCGGCGTGCTCAGTTCTCCTCGACGTCCACGGTCACGTAGTCCAGCTCGACGCTGGGGTCGTCGAGCAGCTCCCGCAACCGCCGCCGGATCTCCGGGCCCCCGGAGGTGTCGTAGCCCCGCCCGGATCGGTACACAGGGAACTGGAACTCCCTGCCGAACGCGTCCGGGTCGGTCAGCTCCCTGTCGAACCTGAGCGTGACCTCCATGGTCACCGCGCAGTCGACCGGCGTGCGCTCCAGGCCCAGGTCGACCAGGACCTCGTTCAGGCCCTCGTTGCACCAGTTCTGCTCCTCGGCGACCTCGATCGCCTTGGCACGCACCCTCGCCCTGAACGCCTCGAACTCGGCCCGCACGGCCGCGACCTCGTCCTTCGCGGCGCCCATCAGTCGAGGACCTTGGACTCGGCCAGCACCGTGAGCGGGCGCTTCGCCAGCAGCTGCTTCCAGGACAGGCTGGTCCCGTTGGTCGTCGCCCACCCGTTGCCCGCCTTGACGGCGCAGCCGTAGCTGTTATGGCCGTACCGGTACCGCACGACCGTGCCGTCGGGGTAGTCGTCGGGCAGGGTCGGGCGCTCCAGCACCTCCAGCAGGACGAGGTCGCGGGCGTACTTGGAGAGCGTGGTGCTGCCATCCTGCTCCCCGCCGAACCGGACGACGCCGCCGCCGCCGTGGGCGCTCGCGCTCTCCGAGCGCACGTACGCGGTCAGCGTCATGCCCTGGATGTCGACGCGCACCTTCGCACCGACCAGGTCCTTCCAGCGCCCGTAGTGGCTCCCGATCGTGCCGCTCTCGTAGATCATGTGTGTGCCTTCTCCCCTCCGGCGGCCCGGCCGGTCCGAGCCGCTGCCATCATGCTGTCAGACCGTCTCGGAATCGGTCAAAACGGTAGTGGGCCCCCACAGCCGTAGCCGTGGGGGCCCACCCGCCCGAGGCGACTAGCGCCGCGCCCGCACCCGTGCCCGGCTCCGGCGACCCACCGTGGTGATCGGCACGCCCGGCCGGAACGCCCCGTGCGTGATCTCGTGGAAGACGTCCTCGGACGTGTACCAGCTGGTGCGCATCGTGGGGTCGCGCCGCCACAGCTCGGCCAGGAACGCCCCCCAGGACTCCCAGGACGCCGCGTACAGGTGCGAGAACCGCTGCGTGCGAGCCCCGGAGTAGGTGCCGTCGCCGACCAGGGTCACCTCGTACGCGGCGGCGTGCGTCCGCGAGCCGTGCTCCTCGGCCTGGTGCACGCTCACCGCGCCGTGGTCGCAGCGCCGCTCGGCGACCTCGGCGGCCTCGTACAGGTCGCGGCGGGTCAGCGTGTTCGTGTGGATGCGCATCAGCCCTCCCCGTCCACGTGCGCCTCGACCCAGGCGTTGATCGCCTCGCGCGAGCCGTGCCGGTACAGCCCGGCGGGCATCTCCAGCCGCGTCCACGTGTCCAGGTACTCCTGGAGCGAGCCCGCGTCGATGCCCTCCGTGTGCAGGTCGGTCCAGTTGCCCTCCATGTCGCGCTCGTCGTTGACGATCCAGACGACCTCCGGGTCGTCGTGCGGCATGACCCACACGGTCACCGTGTCCCCGCCCGCCCGAGGCGACTCGACTCCCGGCCAGGACAGCATCCCGAACAGGCGCTCCACGTCCGTTGCGAGGTCGTGCGCGGCCTCGATCTCGGCGTCGTTGCTGTTCGCCTCGGCCGCCGCGCGCAGGCGCGCGATGTCCGCGTTGACCTCGGCGACCTGTGCGCGCAGGTTGCCGCCCGCCTGGGGCGACCAGTCCTCCACGGCCGCGTTGTACCCGGCCGCCCACGCCTCGGCCTCGGCCGCGCGGTAGTGCACGGGCGCGTCGCTGCCCGCCTTAGGCGACCAGCTCTCAACCTCTCGCATGTGTGCCTCCTGTGTGTGTACGTGCACGTGCATGGGACGGTCCGGGAATCGGACCGACCCTCTGACCTGCGGATATGCGCGCTAGGGCCCCTCAGCGCCCCGCTGGCAGCTCCGACGGCCGTCCCTAGTCTCTCATGCCACCTCGACCCCTCCAGGCCGTCCACGGGGCGTACACAGGCCGCGCTGGGCATGCTGGCACGCCCCGACGACGCCAGGACGGCCCGACGGCGTGCCAGCACGTGCCAGCACGTGCCAGCACGGTGCCGCACGCCCCCGGAACGCAGACGAGCCCCCGACCCGGGTGGGTCGGGGGCTCGTCAGGAGGAGCGTGTCAGCGCGGCAGGCGCACCGGCCGTGCTGGCACCGGCGGCGGGTAGTTCCGGCCGTAGCGGCGTGCGACATCCGGCGCGAACCGGACCGGGAAGCCGTCCAGGTGGTCACGTGCCCACATGGCCATCCACGGGAGAGGCTGGCACCGGACCAGGGACGGGAACCGCACCGTCGGGGCGCTCATGCCGAGACCGCCGCGCGCCGCTCCGACAGGGACACGTGCGCCGCCCGTACCGGCTCGTCGGCGAACGTCCAGACGACCGCGTCGTCCGCTGAGGTCGGGGGTTCGATGGCGCGCAGGTAGTCCAGCGCCCCGGCGGCCGACAGCCCCACGTAGCCATGGGCGTGCGCGATGGCCAGCACGCGTACCTGCTGGCGTGCCCAATCGTGATCGGGGACGAGCCCCTGTGTCGTGATGGCGATCATGTGTGCCTCCCTCGTCGTGCGGCCGTGCCGATCACGCCCGCCGTCGTGCTGCCTGCCAGGACTGGTCAGACACGGAACCGCCCCGGCTCGTGTGAGCCGGGGCGGAACCGTGAGTGGTCAGGCCGTCAGCGTCGCGGCGAACTCCCGCATCCGCTGGTTGTGCTGGCCGCCGCAGGCCGGGCAGGTCACCGCCGTCGGGGCCGTGCTCGCGCCACCCGGCGTGCGGAACGCCCGCCCCGCCTCCCATTTCGGACCGCGACCAGGGACGACTCCCAGGTCTTGGCACCGCTGGCAGGCGTAGGCCGCCTTCTCCGCCGCCTTCCGCTGGATCACGTCGACCACGAACGAGCCGGGGCCGTCCTCGCGGACCCTGGGGGCGGCCGGGGCGGCCGGGGCGGCCACCGGTGCGACCGTCGCGGAAACCACGGCCGCCGCCGCCGCCTGTTCCTCGGTGGAGAGCTGGCCCTGCAGGGACGCCAGGACCAGCGGCCGCAGGACCTCGACCAGCGCCGGAGGCAGAGCCCCCAGCGCCATCAGCGCCGGGTGCTCGCCGGAGCGGTCCGCGTTGGGCGTAGCGGCCGCCGGAGCCGCGACCGGAGCCGCCTCGTGTCCCGGGCACAGCAGCGCGTCGTGCTCGCCTGTGTGGCACTTGACCGGCCGGTCACCCGCCGGAGTCGCCTTCCGCGTCGTCACCGGAGTGAACTCCCAGACGAACCCCTGGCGGCCGTCGGACAGCTTCGCCGCTCGGGGCGTGGGGTTCGCGCCGACTGACCCAAACCCGTGCAGCTTCTGCGCGGCCTGCCGCGCCGCCTTCCGGTCGTCGTCGCCGTTGCCGCTCGTGAACAGGCGAATCACGCCATCGGGGGCGGTCAGCTTGGTCACCTGCACCGTCGTCGTGCTCATCGTCGTGTGCCTTCCTGTCGTCCGACCCGGGCCGATCCCGGGGCGGTGCGGCACCAGCTTGGCATCCACCGTCGCATCCCGTCAATTCGGTCCAGTCCTCGCGCGTCGACACACACGAGGCAGGCACGGCCCGGACCGCCCCGACCCGGTCGAGCGGCCGCTCCACCGGCCGTGGCGCGGCTCCCTCCGGCCGGTCTGTGGGGCGTGCGTGGCGTCGACCAGGTCGACGACTGTTGCCACATGGCACACATGTGCGACCTGGTCGAGCTGGGGCCCTGGCCGCTGGCCGCTGTAGCGCCGGACAGCGGCGATGCCAGCCGCCCCACGTCTGACCTGCGCGTTCGCGCCTGCCCGCTCGCGCGCACCCGGGGTTGTTAACTGCGCGCGCTCACCTGTTTACACGTACCCCGCTCCGATTTTCTGGGGGATGGGGGGTGCCGGGTGCCGGGCGGGGACCGGCTGGGGCCGCGCCTGGGGGCGCGGTCTGGCCACCCCGGTTTGTAACGGTTGTGTAACGTTCTGTCGCGGCTGTCCGGACCGGCCGGTCCGGACACGTCCATTACTAGTAGAGGGAGGGAGCGAAGCGACCGACCGACGAGCGAAGCGACCCGGTTCGGACCGGTTCGGGTCGGCTTACGCCGACCGGCCGGAATCAAAGGGAGGCCGGTCCGGATACGGATTCGGATTCGTACCTCGCTTCGCTCGGTACGAATACGACGCGCGTGCGCGCGCGAATACTTTTGCGATCCGACCAAGGCAAATGCTCCGCTGGCGCTCCGCATCCGGTCTGGGCCTCCGGCGGTCAAGGCTCCGAGTCTCCAGGCGGCACGGACCAAGATCACGGAATCCGTGTTACACTGGGTGAGTACACGACGCCGGTCCGTTACTGACCTTCATCATCCGCCCTGAGGCGGGCAGGCCGGTGTGTACATCGCCCGGGGCGGAGGGGAAGCCGCCCCGGGCACGCAAGCTGCGACCCGCTGCCTAGGGAGTGCGGGCCGCACCACTGGACGGGGCGTCGGTCGAGCCGGGCTCCCGACGCCCCGTCCTGCTCAACGCCCGGCCCAGCAGCTCCCACGCGGCGTCGTCGCGCCGGGGGTCGGGCGGCACGACCAGCGCGTGGTGCCGCCGGGCGCGCTCCCGGCGCAGCAGGTTCTTCGGCAGACCCTCGCTGGGCATGGCGACCATGGTGCGCTCCTTTTGCCGTTGCGGCGCACGGTCAAACGCCCGTGGCCCGTTGAGATGCCTCAACGAATGTGTGAGCAAGGAGTTACCCACCGTTGGCTGTGAACCGCGCGACGTCGTCCCCGAAGCGGGGCACGACCATGTCGGAGGCCAAGGCGAGGGTGGCCGAGGCGATCCGCGAGGGCGTGTCGGTGCGGGACGCGATGGCGCTGGTGGACCGCGCGGAGGAGACGTACAAGGACTGGCGGAAGAACGATCCGGCGTTCGCCGCGCTGGTCGACGACATGCGCGAGGTGGCGCGGGCGGCCCGCAAGCGGGCGCAGGGCGAGCGCCCGGAGGTGCCGGACTTCCCCGAGTTCTGCGCGCTGTACCTGGATCAGCCGCTGCCGGAGCACCACCTGCGGGTGTGGGACGTGCTCAACGGCCGGGAGCCCCGGTCGATGCACCCGGCGATCCGCTTCCAGGTGGGGCGCTCGAACCGCGTGCTGCTGAACTTCCCGCCCTACCACGCCAAGACCCAGGTGTGGAGCGTGAACTACTCGGTCTGGCGGATGATGCAGGACCCGAACGTCCGCATCTGCATCCTGTCCAAGACCCAGGTCTTCGCCAAGAAGATCATCCACCAGATCAAGCAGATCCTCACCCTGCCCAAGTACGCGAAGCTGCACGCCGCGTTCATGCCCGAGGGCGGCTGGAAGGGCGAGGGCTGGACCCAGACGGCGATCTACCTGGCCGGGGTGGACCAGGCGCAGAACGACCCGACGCTGCAGGCGCTGGGGCTCAACGGCCAGATTTACGGCTCCCGGCTGGACGTCATCATCCTCGATGACACGGTGGACTCGCAGAACGTCCACACGTACGAGAAGATGGCCGACTTCGTCGGCACCGAGGTCGCCTCCCGGGTGGACGACGACGGCATCCTCATCACCCTCGGCACCCGGATGGCGCCGACGGACCTGTACTCCGAGCTGCGCGACCTGGCGGAGTGGGACGGCGAGACGCCGATCTGGACGTACTTCGCCCAGCCTGCGGTGTTCGACATGCCCGAGCCGCACCCGGACTCGTGGGTGACGCTGTGGCCGGAGAAGTGGCCGGGGATGTCCCTGGCCCGGCTCAAGGCCGAGGCGAAGACCGAGTCCCGCTGGCAGCTGACCTACCAGCAGATGGACGCCTCGATCGACCAGGTGTTCCCCACCGGGGCGGTGCTGGCCTCGATCGACGGCCGCCGGGCGGCCGGGCCGATGGGCGGCAACCTGTACTGCGTGCTCGGGGTGGACCCGGCCGCCGACGGCTACACCGCGATGATCGTGGTGGGCCTGGATCAGGCCACCGGGCGGCGGTTCGTGCTCGACGGGTTCAACTACGCCAAGTGCCCGCCGGAGCTGCTGGTGGGCAAGATCAAGCACTTCGTGGAGAAGTACCGCTGCCGGGAGGCGGTCGTGGAACGCAACGCGTTCCAGGGTTTCCTCACCCGGCAGCAGGACCTCCGCGAGTTCTGCTTCGCGCACGGCTGCCTGCTCACCGAGCACTACACCGGGGCGAAGAAGTGGGACGACGACCTGGGCGTGTCCTCGATGGCGCCGCTGTTCCTCTCGACCGCCACGCACGACCTGGCCACCGACAAGTGGGAACCGCTGCCCACCGACAAGCACCTGATCTCCCTGCCGAACCCCAAGTTCGCCACGTTCGTCGACCAGCTGGTCACCCAGCTGACCACCTGGCAGCCGCGCACCGGCAAGCAGCACACGCTGACCGACCTGGTGATGGCGCTGTGGTTCGCCAACATCGGCATCCAGAAGGTCCTGGACCGCGCGAAGAACGTGCCGCGCCACCTGGACAACCAGTACATCTCGCGCGCCGACCGCGCTTCCCGCCAGGTCGTGAACCTCCAGGAGCTGCTGGAAGCCCAGCTCCGGGGCGAACACCTCGTGTCCTGACCAAGGAGTGACGTGACCTCGCCCCTGAGCACCGCCGGGCCGCTCGTGGAGCGGGTCCGCAAGATGAAGCGGGCCGCTGTGAAGCGCGACGCCCGCATGATCGAGCTGGGCCTGGTTCGCAAGGGCGAGCCGCAGCTGCTGTTTCCGCAGCTGTTCAACGAGACCTGGCGCAAGCCGATCGTGGCCAACTTCATCGAGAACACCGCCCGCGAGTTCGCCGAGATGGTGGCCCCGCTCCCGGCGTTCAACTGCGTGTCGGGCGCGATGCGCACCGAGGCGGACAAGCGGCGGGCCGCCACCAAGAACAAGATCGTGGCGAACTACCTGCGCAAGGCGAACCTCAAGAGCCACATGATCGCGTTCGCCGACGCGTACTTCTCCTACGGATTTGCCGTGCTCTACGTGGAGCCGGACTACACGTGCCAGCTGCCGATGATCCGGCACATGCCCTCCGAGGGCACCTACTACGACAACGACCGCGACGGGAACACCGTGCGGCTGGCGCACTGTTACCGGGAGACGGTCGACAAGCTCTGCGACCTGTTCCCCGAGTATGCCGGGTCGATCCGCACCAAGATGGACGACTTCGGCAACGTCACCCTGTGCTCGGGGGACGAGAAGCTGGAAGTGGTCCAGTGGATGGACCACGACCAGGTGGCCCTCTTCCTGCCCGAGCGCAAGGGCCTGGTGCTGGCCCGGTACGAGAACCCGCTGGACTGCTGCATGGCCCGCGTGGCCGAGCGCCCCGGCCTGTTCGCCGAGCCGACCGGCCAGTTCGACCAGGTGATCTGGGTGCAGCTGGCCCGGCACCGGATGGCGATGCTGGGCCTGGAGGGCGCGGTCAAGGCGGTCGGTGCGCCGATCGCGGTGCCCCGCGACATGCAGGAGCTGGCCATCGGGCCGGACGCGGTGATCGTCACCGACAACCCCGGCCAGGTGCAGCGGGTCGGGCTGGAGGTGCCGCAGTCCCTGTTCGCCATGGAGCAGACCCTCCAGGAGGAGCAGCGGCTGGCCGCCCGGTTCCCCGAGGGCCGCTCCGGCGGGATGGACGCCTCGGTCATCACCGGCCGGGGCGTGCAGGCGCTGATGGGGTCCTTCGACACCCAGATCGCCACCGCCCAGACCGTCATCGGCGAGTGCCTGCAGCACGTCGTGTGCTACGCCCTGGAGCTGGACGAGAAGGTCTGGCCCAACACCCGCAAGCAGATCACCGGCTCGCTCGACGGCGAGCCCTACGACTTCGCGTACACCCCGGCCAAGGACATCCACGGGGTGTACGCCTGCGAGGTCACCTACGGCTTCGCCGCCGGGCTGAGCCCCAACGCGGCGATCGTGATGATGCTCCAGCTGCGCGGCGACATGCTGGTGGACCGGGACACGGTCCGCCGCAACCTGCCGTGGGCGGTCGACGCCGAGCAGATGCAGCGCAACATCGACGTCGAGCAGATGGCCGACGGGCTCAAGCAGGGCCTGATCGGGCTGACCGGCGGGGTGGGCCAGCTGATCGCGCAGGGCCAGGACCCGCGCCCGATCCTGCGCTCGGTGGCCGAGATCGTGAAGGGCCGCCAGAACGGCGAGCCGATCGAGGAGCTGTTCATCAAGGCGTTCGCGCCCGAGGTGCAGAACCCGCAGCAGCAGCAGCCGGGGCAGGACCAGGGCGCCGGAGACACGGGCGCCCCGGCCCCGCCTGGCGGGCAGCCTAGCCCGCTGGACGTCCAGCAGCCCGAGGTGTTGCCGCCGATTCAGCGGCTGATCGCCGGGATGCGCGGCGGCCGCCCGCAGCTCGACGCGTCCGTGTCCCGCCAGATCCCCGCAGGCTGATGCGCGGATAGATGTTGGACGCCCATCCATTCATCGCACGCATAGCTCGGAGCGATCCATGACCATGCCCGACCCGGTCGGGGTGTCCGGCCCCGGCCCGCTGTCCCAGCGCACCGACCGGCAGCCGCTCCGCGCGCCCACCGGGCTGCCCTACGGGGACAACCAGGCGCTGCTCGACACCGAGCGCGGGGCGCCGCTGGCGCAGGCCGCCGCCCCGCAGATCACCCCGCTGACCGCCGCGTCCCAGCGCCCGGCCGAGCCCGTCACGCACGGCGCCGACGCCGGGCCCGGCGCGTCCAGCGCCATCCTGACCGCCACTCCGGGCGCCCCGGCCACCGGGGGCGCCGTCTCCCAGGCCATCGCCAAGGCCGCCGCGACCGACACCTCCGGGCTGTTGGCGCAGCTGCTGGTGGCCGCCCAGCAGAGAGGGCTCTGACCAGATGACGACTCCCGACCCGACGCGCCTGAACCAGGCGGCTGCGCTGGTCGGGACGAACCGGCCGCAGCTCGCCTACAGCCTGGCCTCATCCAGCCTGGACGACACCGAGCTGGCCACGGTCGGCGGGTTCGTCAACGCGATGCACCTGGCCACGGTCAACCAGCTGGCCCGGGACTCCGGCGCGCAGACCAACTACACCGACGCCGAGGGCAACGCGCTGTCGGCGGTCGGCGAGCAGGTCAAGCCCAAGGAGGCCGACTCCCGCTCGTGGCTGGAGCAGGCGGTCGACGGGTTCGCCAAGGGCGTCACCAACGCCGGGAACTTCCTGTTCCACAACCCGGTGACCGGCGCGATCGAGAAGGTCGGCAACTTCGTCAGCAACGTCGCGCACATGCCGTTCCGGCTGCTGTCCTCGGCGCTGGACCTGGGCAACGACGACGAGATCGACCGCGAGATGCGGGCCGACGGCTACGACCCGCACTCGACCAAGTCCTACCTGGCGTTCATGTTCAACCAGGGCGAGAACCAGTACCACGACCTGGGCAAGATCCGCGACACCTACGGCGATGACCTGGTCGACCAGATCGTCCAGATGCAGCGCGACCCCGAGGGCTTCTGGAAGGACCTGGAGGCCAAGGACCCCAACGCCGCCGAGAAGCTGAACAAGCTCACCCAGACCAAGGACTTCCAGGACGCCTTCGCGGCGGTCGACCAGCGGCACATCTCCCCCGGCCGCGACCTGGCCCGGGTCATCACCTTCGGGCACACCAACAACACCTTCTTCAAGGTCGTCTCCGGCACCATCGACGCCGCCTACGACTGGTACTCCGACCCCACGCTGATCCTCGGCAAGGCCAACCGGGCCATCCAGGCGATGGACGCGCTGGGCCGGGTCGGCGAGGACGCCTCGGCGTTCACGCGCGGCGCGAACTCCGTGGTCGGCGCGGTGCCGTGGCTGGCCAACAAGCGGCGCGGGCTGCAGGTCCTGCCCGGCGACAACATGATCGACATGGACGGCGTCCGGCACCTGCTGCGGGTGGACGACAACGGCCAGGCGGTCACCAAGGTCGGCCGGGCGTGGCAGGGCTTCCTCAACGACGCCCAGGACTTCGTGGCCGCCGCCGAGCGGGCCAAGACCGCCACCTCGGACGCGGCCAAGACCCAGGCGATGGCCGAGCAGGCCGGGATCTTCCGGGCCATGAACAACCGCTACGGCCCGATGATGCCGCTGCTCGACGAGGTCACCGGCGCCCGCCAGGTCATCGAGATGAACCCCGAGCGGGCCGTCGACTCGCTGACCACCAACTCCACCTTCGGCGGCACGATCACCGGCGAGGGCAGCCGGATCCAGACGCTGCCGGAGCTGGCCGAGTACCTGACCCAGACCAACGGCCTGCTGCGGCTGCACTCCGGCTTCGCCGCGCTGCGCACGCCGGTGATGCCCGGCCGCCTCTCGCTGTGGGCCGAGCGCCGCGCGGCGGTCGAGACGCACGCCGCGAAGGCCTCCGCCCGGCGGGTCAAGTGGCTGGACTACACCGGCACCAACCTGGTGCCCAACGAGGGCGAGCAGCCGTTCCTGGACGCGATGGCGTCCCTGGGCCGCCAGCAGCACGCGCTGACCGCGCACTCCGCGCTGGGCAAGGCGCTGACCCTGCAGTTCGGCGACGCCGCGCGGATCGCTCGCGCGAAGGCCGACCGGATCAGCCGCCGGTTCACCACGCTGATCCCGACCGTCACGCACATCGACCTCAACGATTCCGGCTCCGCCAAGCTGATCGAGCAGGTCGCCCGCGTCTACCTCAACAAGGGCGAGTCCGCGCGGCTGGCCTCCGCCTACCAGCTCGGCGACCTGGCCACCCGGCGGCAGATCGCCAAGGGCGTGCTCACCCAGTCCTTCCACGCCTCCGGCATCGCCCGGACCGAGGAGGGGCAGAAGTGGATGGAGCAGTTCCTCGGCGAGGTCGACGGCGCCCGGCAGCAGTACGCGCTCAACGGCGAGAGCCTGGTCAACCGCAACGGCCAGATGGTCGAGGCGGCGCTGTACCCCAACCAGCTGTCGACCAAGATTTTCATCCCGTCGATGCGGGAGATGACGCACAAGGCCGCCAAGTTCGCCGTGTCCGGGTTCGCCCGGCGCACCGGCCTGGCCAGCTTCCACTCGCTGGCCACCGGGAACTTCGCCGACGCGGTGCTCGGCACCATCAAGATGGGCTGGATCACCACGATCGCCGGTGGTCTGCGCAACGCCCTCGACGAGGTGGCGAACTTCGCCGCGACCGGCCTGGGCCGCCAGTACCTCCAGGGCCGGGTGGCGTTCACCCAGGCGACCAAGGAGCTGCGGGCCGCCCGGCGGGCGGACTCGCTGCGCTACCGGGAGATGCTGGCGGGCGCGGGCGGCAACCGCGACGCGCTGAACCTCAAGCTCAGCCAGTCGGTCGGCAAGAACGTCGAGACCCACGAGGAGGCGCAGCGCGCCCTGGAGCAGGCCCAGGCAGGGCAGCTCCAGCTGGACAACGCGCCCGGCCTGTGGGACGCCCGGCACAACGAGCTGCTCGACCAGGCCGACTCCCTGCAGCAGAAGCTGCGCACCCAGACCGCCCAGCACAAGGCGCTGCTGGAGTCGATGGGGCCGAACCCGGCCGTCGCCGAGAAGTCGCTGCGCGACAGCCGGGACGCGCTGGAGTCCCAGATCGAGGACACCCGCAACGCGCTCGCGCGCAAGCAGAAGGTCATCGCCGACCGGGAGCGGCTGCAGAACGTCCGCGACTCGGAGTTCTACAAGCCGACCCCGGACGAGGCCCGCGCGGCCGTGCAGGCCCAGCTGGACGCCAAGGGCGTGCTCACCGTCGACAAGGCGGAGCGGCAGCTCGCGGAGTCCAAGGAGGAGCTGCGCAAGGCGCAGAACCTGGAGGCCGCGATCAAGTACCGGGTGCCGCTGATCCTGCGCGGCGCCGCCGACCACATCAACGACGTGTTGATCGGGTCGGCGCTCGGCAAGCTGATGTCGTTCCGCAAGTCGTGGGCGATCGACCCGGAGATGGTCAAGGTCGCCCAGGAGCTGGTGAACAACGAGTGGGGCCAGGTGCTCCGCGAGGGCGTGTTCCAGTCGCACTTCAACGACTCGGCCAAGCTGATGGCCTCCGACGACTACGCGATGGACCTGCACCGGGCCGGGATCGCGGCGCGCAAGTACGCGTACGTGCGGCCCTACGAGGGCTACGGCGAGGTGGAGACCGACGGCGGCGCCGGGCTCGACGCCTGGGCGAAGTACCTGCAGCTGCGGTTCAACGACGACCTGTCCCCCGCGCACGCGTGGGTGCAGGCGGTCAAGAGCTACACCCAGCCCGGCGAGGTCATCGACCAGACGGCGCTGGCGGCGGCGAAGGCGGCGGTCCGCGACCACCTGGACAAGGACGAGCTGCGGCACTTCGTCAACCAGGCGGAGGTGTTCAAGCAGACCCGGGCCGGGGACTCCACCCTGGACAACCCGGCGCTGCTGGCGCAGGCCAAGGACGAGTACGCCGACCGGGTGTCGGCCGACCTGCTGCAGGGCCTGGCGCACCAGGGCGAGGCCGGGCCGGTGATCCAGCCCGAGCTGCTGGACCGGCTGGCCAAGTCGGGCACCGACGGCCTGGTGCCGGACCGCACCTGGCTGGCCATCAACACCACGCCCGACGTCCGCCCCGCCAAGACCATCGGCCAGCTGTGGGGCCCGTACAACCGGGCGCACCCGCCGGGCTCGTTCCCGCGCGGCTACACCCAGATGCTCACCAAGGCCTACGACAAGGTCGTCACCGACCAGATCAACGCGCTGTCCCGCAACCCGCTGATGACCGCGCTGTACTACAACGCGCGGAAGAACACCCTGCCCTACCGCAACGCCCTCGTCGAGAAGTGGGGGCCGGGGTCGGAGGAGGCGGCCGACGCGGTCGTGCAGCGCATCGCGCTGCAGCACGCGCAGGACGAGGCGTTCAAGCACATCGACAACCCGTACGTGGCCAGCCAGTTCTCCCTGATCGGGCGCAACTACTTCGCGTTCGTGAGGGCCCAGGAGGACTGGCTGCGGCGCTGGGGGCGGACCCTGCGGGACAACCCGCAGATCATCCGCGAGGCCCAGCTGGCCATCCACGGCGCGGAGTCGATGGGCCTGGTCGAGCAGGACGACACCGGCAACCTGATGTTCGTCTACCCGGGCTCGCGGCTGATGCTCGGCGTGCTGAACAAGGTCATCCCCGGCGCGGCCAGCGTCCCCATGAACGGGGAGCTGACCAGCCAGGTGATGTTCCTCAACCCGTCGCTGGACAACCCGATCGGGCTGTCGGCCACGCCCCTGCTGTCCATCCCGTTCAAGGCCCTGACCTCGCTGATGGGCAACGACCACGCGCTGCTCAAGTCCTCCCTGGACCAGGCGGTCAACGGTCAGCTCGGGGCGGGCCGGGCGTGGTACGAGCAGATGCTGCCGTCCTGGGCCAACCGGATCATCTCCGGGCTGGTCCGCGACGACCCGGCGTCCAAGTACGGCCAGGCCTACATGCAGGCCCTGGCCAACATGGAGGCCGCCGGGCAGATCGACGACCAGCAGCTGCAGACCGCGCAGGGCAAGGCGGACTTCCAGCACAAGCTGGCCGTCTCCATCCGCAACAACCTGGCGTTCACCGCGCTGTTCGGGCTGGCCCTTCCGGCCGCCCCGACGCTGGACCCGCAGGCGTCCGGCGGCCGGGACCTCGGCCCCGGGCACGGCTCGGCGCCGGACTGGTCGGCGCACCTGATCGGGCTGCACAGCCTCAAGGACGAGGCGAACAAGCTGATCGCCGACGTCGGCTACGAGAAGGCGCTGGCGCTGTGGCAGAAGCTGCACCCCGGCGAGCTGGTGTACGTGGAGGGCGGCTCCAAGACCGAGGTCACCACGGCCAAGGCCACGGCCCCGGCGACGGTGGTCGCGGCCCGGTACATGGAGCAGAACACCGACTTCTTCGGCACCGGCGCCAACGGCTACGGCGGCCGGGGCGGCGTGGCCGCGTACTTCCTGCCGTCCAGCCCGCCGCAGGGCTCGACCGACGGGCAGTACAGCGACGTTGCCTACCGGGCGCAGCTGGAGATGGGCATCCGCGACTACAAGTCCCTCGACCAGTTCTTCGAGGACATCGTCACCCAGCGCGGCGCCGACGCCTACTTCAAGGCCAAGGACCAGTACGACGCCCAGCGGGCGTCGCTGGTCGCGGCCGGGGCGCGGGCGGCGGTCGCGCAGCTGGACGACGAGTGGGCGGCGGCCAAGCAGGACCTGATGGCGGGCAATCCGCTGCTGGCCAAGAAGTTCTCCGAGTACGCCACGGACAACGCGCTGACCGGCCAGGCCATCGAGCAGCTGACCCGCATGGCCAAGGACACCTCCCGGTCCACGCTCAAGGCCCTCGGCGCCAACCGGGAGGGCCTGCTGGCCCTGCTGCAGGCGCGCGAGGAGTACCAGGCGGGCGTGGATCAGCTCGGGGATTCCCGGTCCAACCACGCCATCCGGCTCAAGAACGACCTCAAGACCACCTACACCGACACCGTGCAGCGCCTGGCGGGCGGGCCGAACGCTCTGTTCCCCGAGCTGGCCGACCTGGCGCGCGGGGTGTTCCGACTGCCGGACTAGGAGCGACGTGAGCGTCACCCGCGCGGCCTTCGACAAGGCGGTCAAGGAGGCCAAGAGGACCGGGCTGCCCCAGCCGGTCAAGGACGACAAGGGCAAGGTCGCGTACTTCGTCGACCAGCAGGGCCAGACGGTCGACAGCCCCGACCCCGGCCGGTTCATGCCCGGCTCCCCGCGCAACACTCAGCCCGAGTCCTCCTTCGGGCAGAGTGTTGCCGGGGGGCTCAAGGCCACCCAGGAGCAGCAGTCCGCGCAGGCGGCCATCGAGGCCAAGGCGAAGGCCGACGCGCAGGCGAGGACGGCGGCGGCGAAGGCCAAGGCGGCCCAGCGGCAGGCGCTGATCGACCAGGCCAACTCCGGCGGCATGGTCTGGGTCGACGGCAAGCTCCGCAAGATCGTCTCGATCGAGGACAAGAACGGCACCACGCTCCTGACCGAGGAGCTGGACGGCAACAAGACGCAGGTGGCCCTGCCCACCGCGTTCGACCTGCTGGACAGCCAGTCGATCGGGGACCACGCGAACACGCCGTTCCTGATGACGCGCGGCCGGACCGACGTGTTCAACCCGACGGCCACCTCGGCGATGCCGGGCGGGGCGTTCCCGAACTACACGCCGGTCCGGCCCGGCGCGCTCAACCCGGCCAGCGCGGGCGAGTACAGCCAGCAGGCCAACACCACGGCCACCGGGCAGAACCAGCTCACCATCCAGAACGGGCTGACCTGGCTGGCCAACCTGTCGGTGAAGGACCCGCAGGCGTACGCGCACATGGTCGACCAGCTGCACGACGCGGGCTACCTGGACGACTCGCACTACGCGGTCTCCGGCGGCCCGTACTCCTCGGCGGTCGGCGACGCGTTCACCCAGGCCGCGCTGGAGACGGCGGTGCTGAACAGCGGCGGCACCGAGGAGGGCGCGCTGACCACGCTGCAGGACGTGCTGAACAAGCGGGCCACGGCGAACAAGGCGCTGCAGGAGAAGGCGCGGGCACAGGCGTACACGCCGATCGCCCGGCACTACACCGACCCGACCCAGATCGTCGCCGAGGCGCAGTCCGCCGCGCAGACCGCGCTGGGCCGCAAGCTCACCGACGCCGAGGCGCAGAAGATCGCCGACCACTTCCACTCCCTGGAGTCCTCGGCCTACGACTCGGCCGACGCGCAGGGGCGGCAGGGCGGCAGCTACTCGATCACCCTGCCCTCGGACACCGGCCAGGTGATGGCCGCGCTCAACAGCCCGCAGTACGCCCAGGAGCAGGCCAACTACGCGGTCGCGCAGTACGGCTCCGGGCTCCGCCGCCTGTTCGGACTTGATGGATGACCAGCCCCGCCGACCAGACCCTCCTCTCCGCCCTCAACAGCAACGCGGCCGACTCGGTCAACGGGATGACGGTCGGCATGAGCCCCCGGCAGCGCCTGGACATGGCGATGCGGCTCGCGTCCGACCAGGACACCACCAACATCCCCAACCCGGGCAGCTACAGCCAGCAGCGGGTGGGCGTGCCCAACCCCTACGGCCGGGGCCTGCAGGCGTTCGAGCCGAACACGCTGTTCTTCGACGGCTACGGCAAGGCCAAGGGCGACTCGGACGCCTCCAAGCTGGAGGAGCAGCAGGCCAACGCCAAGGGCCCCACGCTCACCAACGACGGGCAGACCCTGGGCAACGCCACCGGCCAGATCGGCAAGGCGATCCAGGCGGCGATGACGCTGGCCCAGCGGGCGGTCCCCTACGTGTGGGGCGGCACCAGCGCCAACGGCGTGGACTGCAGCGGGCTGCTCTACTACGCGTTCAACGCGGCCGGGATCAAGATGCCCCGCTACCGCGCGGTCGACTACGGCCACATGGGCAAGGCGGTCTCCCTGGAGGAGGCCCGGCCGGGCGACATCATCTACTACGACGAGCCCGGCGACACCGACCACGTGGGCATCTACATCGGCAACGGCCAGATGATCCAGGCGCCGCAGTCCGGCGACCACGTGCGGGTGTCCTCGATCGGGCACCCCACCTCGATCCGGCGGCTGTTCGACGACGACCTGTTCGGCATGACCGCGACCCCGACCGGCACGGCGGTCTCCTACAACGGGCGGCCGTACAGCCCGTCGTACTCGGCGCCGATCTCCACTCCGCCGCTGGCCCCGATCACCGGCGTCGTGCACCCGGTCATCGGGCACGGCAACCGGCCGATCTAAGGAGGATCGTTGCCCGCCATCTCCACAGAGCAGGCGTTGGCCTCCTACGGCTACGTCTACCAGATCGCCAACAACATCCCCGAACTCAAGAGCTTCCTCACCCAGGCGATCCAGGGCGGCTGGACCCAGGACGCCCTGGTGGCGAAGGTCGAGTCCTCGCCGTGGTGGCGGCAGCACGCGGACACCGTCCGCAACCTGGCGGTGCTGGCGGCCACCGAGCCCGCCACCTACCAGAACAACCTGCTCCAGGCGCGGCGCCAGGTGGCGCTCAAGGCGGCGGCGCTGGGCCGGACGCTGACCGACGGCCAGCTGAACTCGCTGGCCTACCAGAACCTCACGACCAACCCACAGTGGGACGACAACGTCCTGTCCAACCTGATCTCCGCGTCGTCGTCGATCAACACCTCGGGCGGGTCGTACCACGGGCAGATCGCCAACCTGCGCGACCACATGACGCAGCTGGCGCAGAGCTACGGGGTGCCCTACACCGACGCGTTCCTCAACCTGCAGGCCACGGCGATCGAGGCGGGGCACGACACCCTCGACGGGTTCGAGAACCTGATGCGGGCGCGGGCCAAGGCCACCTACCCGCAGCTGGCCGACCAGATCGACGCGGGCATGACGGTGCGCGACATCGCCGACCCGTACATCTCGACGATGGCGCAGACGCTGGAGCTGCCCGAGACCGCCATCAAGATCACCGACCCGTACGTGCAGAAGGCGCTGCAGCAGCGCAACAAGGACGGCACGGCGGCCACCCAGCCGCTGTGGCAGTTCACCCAGACCCTCAAGACCGACCCGCGCTACGACAAGACCACGCAGGCCAAGACCGACGCGATGAGCACCCTGGCGCAGATCGGTAAGGACTTCGGCTTCACGGGGGCCCAGTGACCGCGCCGCTCAACCCGGACCAGCAGACCGCCAGCCAGATCATCCAGCAGCAGCTCAAGGCGTGGGGCCTGGACTCGCTGGCCGGAACGGTCAACGACCTGATCCGGCAGGGCCTCGGCTCGGACGCGATCACCCTGCAGCTGCAGCAGACCGACGCCTACAAGCAGCGGTTCTCGGCCAACGAGGCCCGCATCAAGGCGGGCCTGGCCGCGCTGAGCCCGGCGGAGTACATCGCCACCGAGAACGCCTACCGACAGGTGCTGCAGTCCTACGGGCTGCCCAGCTCCTTCTACGACCAGCCCGCCGACTTCAACCAGTTCCTGTCCAACGACGTGTCCCCGGACGAACTCAGGTCCCGGGTGCAGGTCGCCCAGCAGGTCTACCTCGGCAGCGATCCCCAGCTGCGCGACGTGTGGCGCAACTTCTACGGGCTCTCCGACGGCGCCGGGATCGCGGCGGTGCTCGACGAGTCCCGCTCCCTGCCGGTGCTGCAGAACATGCTCACCGCCGCGCAGGGCGGCGTGGCCGCGCAGCGGTCCGGGCTGGAGGCCAACCAGGGGCGGCTGGAGCAGTACGCCCAGCAGGGCTTCTCGGTCGACCAGCTCAGCCAGGGCTTCTCGCAGATCGGCCAGACCCTCTCCGCCGACCAGGCCATCGCCCGGCGTAACGGCACGACGTTCGACCAGGCCACCGCCGAGGCGGCCACCATCACCGGCGCGGCCTCCGCGCTGCGCAAGCAGCAGCAGCTGGAGGAGTCCGAGCGCGCCCTGTTCAGCGCCCGCGCGGGCGCCGACGCCAACTCGCTCAACCGCAGGACCAGCGGCTCGTACTGAGCCGCTAGGGGTGACTGACTGGCGACACCCACCGCGAGAGCGGTGGGAGCGAGGTTCAAGTCCTCGCCACCCCACCCTGCCCCGGACCGACCGGCCCCGGGATGCAGCGTCCTAAGTCCGGCTCTCAGCACGAGCGCGACCGTCCTTCCCCTGGGACGACTCGTTGGCGTGCGCAACGAAGGGTGAGCAACACATGTCTGACGGCCTCGACGACCTCCTCGGCGAGAACGGCTCCGAGCCCGGTTCCCAGAACCAGGGCGGCAAGCTGCGCGAGCAGCTGGAGCGCGTGCTCGCGGAGAACAAGGCCCTCAACGAGCGCCTGGCGAAGCAGGACGCGGAGGCCCGCGAGCGCGGTGTCGCCGACCTGTTCGCCAAGCACAGCATCCCCGACCTGGCCAAGGACTTCTTCCCCAAGGACGGCGACCTCAACGACGAGGCCGCCACCGCCTTCGTGGAGAAGTACGGCCAGCTGTGGGGTGCGCAGGCCGCTCCGGCCACCACGACCCCGGAGCAGCAGGCCCAGACCACCGCTGCCCAGCGCCTCGCGCAGAACGCGTCCCCGCCGACCATCGCCCCGATGAGCGAGGCGGAGTACGCGCAGAAGTTCGCCGAGGCCAAGAACCCCGACGAGCTGTACCGGCTCATCGAGGAGTACGCGGTGATCGAGGCGGGCCGCCAGGCGTAGCCCCCCATCCCTCCGCGCGCTAAGGAGCGCACCAGGTGACTGTCACCTACGCGTCTACCGCTCAGCTGTCCAACCTCATCATCCCGGCCTACGACCGGATGGTGGAGTTCCAGCTCCGCGAGACGCCCACCTTCCGGTCCATCGTGGACCGGCGTCCCGTCAACGTCACGAACCCCGGCGACACGGTGTACTTCACGTGGTACGCCGACCTGGGCACGACCACGACCCCGCTGGCCGAGACGGTCACGCCGGACTCGCTGGTCGTGGCGAACCCGACCCGCACCTCGGTGACCATCGCCGAGTACGGCGCCTGGGTGCCCAAGACGCTGCGCCTGCAGGCGACCGCGTTCACCAAGCCCGACCAGGAGATCGCCGAGCTGCTGGCCCGCCAGCAGGCCGACACGATCGACGCCCTGGTCCGGGCGAAGATGGACGCCGGGACGAACACCATCGACGCGACCGGTCGCACCACCAAGACCTTCTCCGCGTCGCTGACCCGCGAGATCCGCAACAACATGCGGTCGGCGAACGTCCCGTTCAAGGACGGCTCCTCGTACGTCGCGCACGTCCACCCGGACGTGACCTTCGACCTGATGAGCGAGTCCGGGGCCAACACGTGGGCCACCCCCCACGAGTACGTCGACACCGGCGCGATCTACGCCGGTGAGATCGGCCGCTACTCGGCGATCCGGTTCATCGAGAACACCCGCTGCAAGGTCACCGACCCGGCCTCGGGTGTGGCTGGCACCTACCTGACCTACGTCACGGGCAAGCAGGCGCTGGTCGAGGCCACCGCCGTCGAGCCGCACACGGTCATCGGTCCCGTGACCGACGCCCTCAAGCGGTTCTTCCCGGTCGGCTGGTACGGCCTTCTCGGCTGGTCGCTGTTCCGGCCCGAGTCGCTGCTGGTCGTCAAGACCCAGTCCTCGCTGGCCCCGGCGCTGCCGTAACCAACCCCACCCGAGCGACCCGGCCCGACTACTCCCGGGCCGGGTCGCTCGGCGTGCCCAGGAAGGAACCATGAGCGGATACGCGGAACAGTCCTGGGCGGACGGGGTCGACGGCGGCACGCCGATCACCGCTGCGCGCCTGGGGCACATCGAGGACGGCATCAACGCCTCGGTGCAGGATGACGAGCTGGACGGCGCGGTCGCCACGCTGGCCAACGCCGCTGGCTCGCAGACCCAGGCGGCGATCGACGCCCGGGTGGTCAGCGGGGTCAACGCCGCGCCGACGGTGAACCCGTCGGGCAACTGGAACTTCGCCACGCAGCCGACGGTGGCGGGCGGGCCGATCGTGGCCACTCCCGGTAACGGTTCGGTAACGGATGCCAAGGTCGCCACGGGCGCGGCGATCTCCGCCGACAAGCTGGCCGACGGCACCGTCAACAAGATCATGACGGCGGACGAGCGGGCCAAGCTCGCGGGCCTGGCCACCGTCGCCACCACCGGCGCGTACGCCGACCTGTCCGGCCGGTACACCGACGAGAACGCGGTCGACGCCGTCGCCGCCGCCCTCGTCGCGGGCGACTCGGTCACCATCACGTACAACGACGCGGGCAACACGATCACCATCGACGCGGCGACCGGCGGGCTGACCAGCATCAGCTGGGCCGACATGCCCGCAGGCTCGGTCGGGCGCGTGGTGAAGACCGCTGGCGTGTGGCCGACCCGGCCGACGTCGCGCACCGACGTCATGTTCATCTGGCAGGGCGCCGACCCCGCCCCCTCTGTCGGCGGCACGGGGATGCTCGACTACGACGAGCATCACGTCACGCCGTGACCCTGGTCGGCGTTCGCACGGTCGTCAGCGGGGTGCTGGTCCAGAAGGGCCGCACCCTCGCCGCGCCGCCGAACGCTCCCGGCACGCTGACCGCCACCGCCGAGGACTCCCAGGTCGCGCTGTCCTGGGTGGCCTCGACCACGCCCGGCGTGACCTACCAGATCAAGCGGGTCAACCTCAACACGGTGGCGGCCACCGCCTCGGGCACGTCGACCACCGTCACCGGGCTGACCAACGGGGTCACGTACAACTTCCAGGTCTACGCGGTCAACGGCGTCGGCATCTCCGGCCCGTCGAACATCGCCACGGCCGTGCCCGCGAAGGCGGGCACCACCGAGGTGGCCACGTACTTCGGGTTCAACTCGGCCACCAACACCAGCGCCGGGGACCGGTCGATCGACTCGATGACCGGGAAGAAGGGGCAGTTCTCCGGCCGCGCGCCGGTGGTGCGGGTGTACATCCCGGCCGCCACGGGGCTCACCCCGAACTTCACGCCGACCACCGCCACCTGCCCGGAGAAGCGGGTGGTCATCTCCTTCAAGGCGGGCGGCAACTGGACCGAGGCGGAGCTGGCCTCCGGCGCCGCCATCGCCGACATGGTC